CTTATGGAAAGCGGGAAAACCGAGTCTGCCGCCCGCTCGATTTTGGGCAAATGGAAGCGCGACCATGGAGCGGGCGCAGTCATTACAGCACTCGGTGCCGCCAAACGTGAGGCTGCGATCGAGCCTGTCGCTTTCATCGAGAAGCGATGGCGGGTGGCCAAGGCAAACGACGACGAGGGCTTCTCAATTGGCGGAACCCGGATGTCATCACCATGCTAAGCGCTCAACTGAGCCCGGGCGACGAGATCGCGGTCCTCCGTCTGCAACCGGGGAAGCACCTCTGCCCCGGCTGCAGTCACACCCGAAAAAAGAAGCGCGAACGATGCCTGTCGGTCTCCGAAAAAGACGGCGGCAAGGTCTATTTTTGCCACAACTGTGGCGTGCGAGGCGGCAACAATGACGATCCACGAGAAGCACATCGAATGGCTGAGCGGTCGGGCGATCGACCCGGTTCTGGCCGAAAAGCTGGGTCTGTCCACGACCAGCGACGGCGGCGGCTACTGGCTGAGCATTCCGTATCTAGAGCACGGCCACGTCATCAATCACAAGTTCCGGCAAGCGCGCGAGAAGCGGCACCGAATGGACAGCGGTGCGCCGCTCACGTTCTGGAATCACGACTGCCTGCTGTCGGAGCCGGTTCAGTCCGGTCAAGCAGCGGTCGTAATCACGGAGGGGGAATGGGACGCGATAGCGGCGATCCAGTCAGGGTTTCCTCACACGCTTTCGGTGCCGAACGGAGCACCAAAGGACCCTACACAGGGTCCGATCGATGAGCAGAACGATGCTGAGCGTTTTCGCTACCTCTGGCGCGCCAAGGAGCTGCTGGATCACGTCTCGACGTTCCTGATCGCAGTCGACAACGACGACGTTGGCCGGATCCTCGCGCTTGAGCTGGTCCGCCGGCTGGGAGCCGAGCGTTGCCGCTTCGTCACTTACCCCGACGACTGCAAGGATCTGAACGACGTCCTGAAGCTGCATGGCGAAGGCGCAGTGGCCCGGGTGCTGAACGAGGCGCGGCCATACCCGGTCAAGGGACTGTACCGGCTCAGCGACTTCCCCGAACCACCCGAAGTTCAGTCGATCGCGCTCGGCATTCCGGGCAAGCCCGACTGCATCGAACTTGTGCCCGGCACGCTGACGGTTTGGACCGGGTTCGCAGGCGCTGGAAAGACATCGCTGATGATGTTCATCATCTCGAACCTTTTGCAGCGAGGCATCAACGTTGCGCTTGGCAGCTTCGAGACCCAGGTCAAACCGATCCTTCAGAACAAGCTGCGCGCAGCGATCCTTCGGGAGTACGAGAAGAACCTCACCGCTAGCCGTCTGCCCGCGGTCGACTTGATGCTCGATCGGCAGTTCGTGATCATGTGCCAGGACATGGCGGACGAGGAACACGAGCTCACGCTAGAGGAGATCCTCGACATGTGCCGTGTTGCGGTCCTGCGGGATGGCGTCCGGTTGATCATCCTCGATCCGTGGAACGAGCTTGAGCATCGCCGACGGCAGGACGAGAGCGAGACGGATTACATTTCCCGGGCAATCCGCGCGATCAAGTCTTTCGCACGGCTGTACAACGTCGCGTTCTGGATCGTGGCCCATCCGAAGAAACCGATGATGTGGGGGCAGAAGCCATCCGCACCCGGTCTCTACGACATCTCCGGTTCGGCTCATTGGGCCAACAAGGCAGATTACGGCGCGGTGATCCATCGCCCGAACAAGGAGAGCAATCAGGTTGAGCTGATCATCTGCAAGGTGCGGATGGGGCTGCCTGGCCGAGAGCAGACTTTCAAGCTCGAGTGGAACTGGTCGACCAGCAGCTACAGCGCAGTGACTTCGGAGGAATACGAGGACGCGTGACGGCACCGCACGCGTCTAGTTTGATATCTAAGTTCAAGGGGTGGGTTATGGGTCGACCAAAGGGTAAATTGTCGAAGGGTCAGCCCAAGGGCGCTCGGTCTGCATCGGGACGCAAGCGGGAGCGCGCGGCGCAATCGCTGACACCGTGCGAGGGTGTGGTCCGGCGGCGCGAACTGTACCGCCTGCCAGCCAATGATACTGGCGAACCTGACGCATCCGATCGGCGCGAGCGGCGCGGTCGTCAGGAGACGGACACCTGCGACGCTATCGGCCGCGCCTATTGCGCTGGTCTGTTGGGGGGTGGCGAGCTGGCGGATCGGCGATTGCAGGCGGCGCGCACCATCGCCGCGCGGTACTGGTCGATTCTTGGGTTCGCCACGCCGGACAGCCTGGCTCGGTTCCAGCCGCAGCAGCCGTCCGGCCCGCGTGATGAGGAACGGGATGCACGGCGCGAGCAGGCGCTAAACGATGGGCTGGCCCTGATAGCAGCCTGTGGGCGCGATGTGCGGGTGGCATTCGACCATCTGGTGATCGACCCGAACCCGGATCAGGGGCCGCCTTGGCTGGATGCCATCGTGGCGGTTAATCGTTGTGGCGGTGTGATCCCTGAGCGCTACAGTAAGATGCTCGAGCGGGCGCTCGTTGGACTCGATGCGCTCGGTTGAGGTAAACACGGTGGAGGCAATATGTTAAGATACTTGCAGGACTGGCTCACAACTAAGGCAGGCCGCGCACCTGTTTTGGTGGCGACGATCCCCGGCGTCGGTTCCGTGCCGTACGTAATGACTGACGTCGATGGCACCGGCGTCGTCCTTGAGAACGATACGACCAACAGCATCCCAGTAGCGTTCCCGTGGGCCTCAATCAGAACCATTGCGCCAAACCCTAACGGGTGATCAGCAAACGCACGTTGACACAGCGGTACATTTGCGGCAGGCATATATGGTGCACGTTGTGCGCGACGAGATTTTAGGGATTACGTCCAGCGAAAGGAGGTGATCCTTTTCTAGCCGTGCTCCAGAGGGCCGCACCAGCAATGGTAGCGGCCCTTTCCGCATTTAGGGCCAAGCGCCCACCCTTATCGGCTTGGCTGCACGTTCCCTCCCTGGCGTGCAGCACGCCGCCTCACCCAAGCACACGACGCAAGACATAGGTCATGATACAGCACCTGCGTTCGGCTGACTGGTGGTGAGGGAAGATTGCTATGCCGTCGAAGCCACCCAGCTTGCGGCCATCCAAGATATCGTCGGGTCGCACGGCTTCGAACTGGGACAAGCGCAAGACCCGGCAGCAGCGCGGTTATGGACGCGAGCACGACGCAATGCGCCGCCAGGTGCTTGCCGAGGAGCCATTGTGTCGCAGTTGCCGCAGCACGGGGCGCATCGCAGCTACAACCGTCGCCGATCACATCAAGCCGAAGGCTGAGGGCGGCACAGACGACCGAGACAATTACCAAGGCCTGTGCACCCCGTGCAGCACCGCGAAGACAGCTGCGGAAAGCGGCCGCGCGCGCCGAGGCACCCCCCGGGGGTAGGGCGGGTCAAAAGTCAGGGGCCTGCCGCGGGTAGGACCGCTACCGAGGCCTTTTTTCGCGCGCCAGAATTAAACTTCGCGGCCCAATTAAATTTCAGGGGGGCAAAATGAAGCCCGGACCGAAACGCAAAACCCCAACCGAGAAAGCCGCTGCTGGCACCCTCCGTCCGTTCCGCGACGCAGGGATTACCGAGCTGATCGTCGCGGGGAACCCTCCGATCGCGCCAGATTACCTGACTGCGGAGGCCATCGACGTCTGGCAGGAAGCGATTGGTCGGGTGATGTCAGCCGGGGTCACCGAGGTCGATAGCTCACTGTTCGCGCGGTACTGTTCGCTCGAGGCGCTGGTGCGCAAAGCGTTCGCGGCCGGCGGGGAGCCCCCACCCGCTGCGTACCTGACTGTGCTGCGTCAGCACGAAGAACTTCTCCGCATTGCCGGACCGAAAAGCCGCGTAGGTGGCGGGGGTGGATCCGATGGCAGCAAGCCAAGCAACCCGTTCCAGCGCAACGGACACGGGGCACGCTAGGGATTACGTCGCCGTTGCGACAGCGTATGCCAAATCGGCTGCCAGCGACAAGCAACAGCGACGGCATTGCAAGTGGGTTCGCCTCGCAGCGCAGCGTCATCTCGACGATCTGAAGCGAGCGCGTACCGCAGGCTGGGGATATCGGTTCGATCCGTGGCACGGCAACGACGTGTGCGACTTCGCGGAGAAGCTGCCGCACGTCGAGGGCGTCTGGGACACGCCAACGATCACGCTTGAGCCATTCCAGATATTCATTCTGGTCATGGTCTTCGGTTGGCGGCGGCGAGACACCGGCGGGCGGCGCTTCACCTCGGTGTACGAGGAGGTCGCTCGCAAGAACGCGAAGTCGACGAAGACCGCACTGGTTTCGCTCTACTGCCTTGCCTGTGAGGAAGAGCCGGGACCGCAGGTACTGACCGCGGCGACGACATTCGACCAGGCGAAGAAGGTTTTCCACCCGGCCAAGCGAATGGTCGAGAAAACACCAGCGCTTCAGGAAGCGTTCGGTCTGATTCCTTGGGCAAAGTCGATCACCTGCGGCGACAACGGCGGCTACATGCAGCCGATGCACGCTAAGGCGAAGAGCCAAGACGGCCACAACCCGCACTTGGTCACGATGGACGAGCTCCACGCGCACTCCGATCGCGGCCTTTTTGACGTCATGAACTCGGCATTTGGCGCACGCCGGAACCCCCTGATGTGGATCATCACCACGGCCGGCTTCAATCTCCACGGTGTTTGCTTCGAGCAACGGACGCTAGCAACCAAGGTTCTGGAGCGCTCGGTCGTTGCTGAGCATATGTTCGCGATCATCTTCACGATCGATCGCGCGGAGGATTACAGCGACGATCGCAAGGTCGGCGACGACCCGTTCGACGCTTCGAAGTGGATCAAGGCCAACCCGCTGATCGAGGCGTCTCGCCCGCTCCGCGATGAAGTTGCGAAACGGGCGATTGAGGCCCAGGCCAGCCCGGCAGCCGAGGGCGAGTTCAAGACCAAGCACCTGAATATATGGCTTGGGGCTGCGTCGGCATGGCTCAACGTGACGCAATGGACAATCTGCGCCGATAGTTCGCTGACGATCGACGATTTCGTTGGCCTCGACTGTTACATCGGTGGCGATCTTTCAAACGTAGATGATCTATCGGCGCTGGTACTCGCCGCGGTCGACGCGACTGGCCGTTTGCTGGTGATGCCGCGCTTTTACGTGCCAGAGGCCCGCCTAGCGAGCCTCGACAACTCGCTGAAACAGATCACCGACCTCTACAAGCAGTGGGTTGCAGCAGATGCGCTGATCGAAACGCCGGGTGATTTCATCGACCACCGCGTGATTGAGCAGCAAATACGCGACTGGAAGGATGCGGTCGCTGTGAAGCGCACGACATTCGATCAGTGGAACAGCGGTCTCGCTATGGCGTCGCGGCTGAACGAAGACTTCAGCGACGGTAGCGAGGCCTTCGCTTTGCAAATGGGCAAAAACGCGAAGAACGCAACCGACCCTGCCAAAGAGATCGAGGCGCGCGTCAAGTCCGGCCCCGCCCGACTGCGCCACGACGGCAACCCGGTGATGACGTGGATGATCGGGAACGCCGTCGTCGATCGGCGCACCGACGGTAGCATCCTGCCCAAGAAACAGACGGCGAACTCGCCGAACAAGATCGACGGAGTGGATGCTATGATCAACGCCGTCGCACCAATGCAACTCGTTGAAGAGGCCGGCCCGGATATCGAAGGCTTCCTGTCGTCTGCGGCAATGTTCGCATGACTGTAACTTCAGTCATCACCGGGTGGATGCAGTCGGTTATAAGCGGTTCGCCCGCCAAGCTCGACGGCACGCCAAGGGACGTGCAGCACACCATCGCTTTCGGCGGTGGCGGCACCTTCGCGAACAAGCGCGTGACCCCTGACAGCACGCTGTCGCTGTCTGCGGCGTGGGCGTCGGTGCGACTGAATGCGCGCACGATCGCTTCATGCGGACGCAAGGTGTACCGCCGCACCGACGCCCTTCAGCGCGAGGCTGCGGAGGACCATCCACTGTACCGCGTGCTGGCGATCAGCCCGAACCCGGACCAGACCCCGATGGAGTTCTGGGAGGGGCAGGTCACCTCGCTTAATCTGCGGGGCAATGCCTACGCGCGGATCGGCCGACGCGGCGACAAGCAGGTTATCGCGCTTTGGCCGCTCTCTCCCGACGCGGTGAGCATGTACCGCGACGCCGATGGGAAGCGCCGCTATCGCATTGACGGCAAGGAAGACGTGCCCGCGTCGGACGTGTTCCATCTGCGCGGTTTCGGCGCTGGCGGAGATCTTGGATTGTCGCCGATCGCGTATGGTCGCCAAACGATCGCCACAGCGCTTGCTGCCGAAGAGGTCGCTGGTTCGACATTCGCGAACGGGCTTCAACTTTCTGGCTTCGTCGAGGACCAACCCGGAGCGAAAACCACCCAGGAGCAGCGTGAGAGCCTCGTCGAGCTGTTTCAGAAGTTTGCAGGTTCCACCAAGGCGGGCAAGATCATGCCGCTGCCGCCCGGCTTCTCGTTCAAGGCGCTGGGGCTGAGCCCCGAAGACGCCCAATTGCTCGACACTCGGCGGTTCTCGGTCGAGGAAATCTGCCGTTGGTTTGGTGTGTTCCCGGTTCTGATCGGCCACGCGGCGCAGGGGCAAACGATGTGGGGCTCGGGCATCGAGCAGATCGTCCTCGCCTGGCTGACTCTCGGCCTCGGCACCGAATTGGAGCGGATCGAGCAGGCTATTGAGAAGCAGCTGATCCTGCCGGCTGAACAAGGCCGCCTCTACGTCCAGCATAACGTCGAAAGCTTGCTCCGCGCCGATAGCGCGGCACGCGCGGCGCTCTACTCCTCGTTGGGCCAGAATGGCGTGATGAAGCGCAACGAGATGCGCGCGAAAGAGAATCTAGCGCCCGATTCGAGCCCCGGCGCGGACATGCTGACGGTGCAGTCGAACCTCATCCCCCTGGATCAGCTTGGCAAGGTGCCTGCGACTGCAACCCCGACCGGGCCCGGGAGCCAAGCCGACGTCGAAGCAATGATCGACGCGCGCGTGAAGGCGGCGCTGCTCGGTCGCGCCGTCGGACCTCGACTGGAGAACGAACAATGAGCGAGTTGGGCTTCGGCTTCGAGATCAAATCGATCGACGAGGCGGGTTACATTGCCGGCATCGCGGCCGGTTACGGCAATATCGATCACGGTGGCGACATCATCATGCCCGGCGCGCTGACTAAGGCAATCGCCGGGCGCACAAGCGTGCCGATGCTGCTGTTTCACGACCATAAGCGCCCGGTCGGCGCTTGGCAGAAGTTCGACGAATCCGGCGACGGGCTGAATGTCGAGGGCAAGATCGCGATCAAGTCCGACGCAGGACGCGATGCGCACGCATTGGTCGAAAGTGGCGCCCTGAGTGGGCTGTCGATCGGCTACAAGACGCTTCGCCACAAGTTCGAGGGCAAGACGCGGCAGTTGCACGAGTTAGCCCTGCATGAGGTTTCCCTTGTGCCGGTTGGCATGAATGCCCGCGCTGTCGTGACCCAAATCAAGTCTCTGGTGGAGGCTGGCGGGATGCCGTCCGTCCGCGAGTTCGAGGAGTTCCTGCGGGATGCAGGCGGCTTCTCCAAAAGCCTGGCTGCGGCGATCGCTGCCAAGGCAACGCCGCATCTTCGGGGGGAGCCCGAGGCGAAGGCGATCGACGAGCTCGAGCAGTTCCTCACCGGGCTGCGCGGCTGATCCTCATTCTCCTGCCTTGAAAGGGCAACACAATGCGAAAGACTGTTCTCATGAGCGGCGCTGTGGCGCTGCTCGGATCCATGACGCCTGCCGAACGCCTGCGCGGCCGCTACATGCGCAGCCCCGACGGTCATCCGACGTTCCCAGCGCTCGAAGGCAAGACGGCCGGCGAGATCGGCTCGGAGCTGAAGGGCTGGTTCGAAAAGTCGCTCAGCGCCGTTCGGCAGGTCGCCGAAAAGGCTGAGGGAGAGGTCAAGCGTCTGGGCGACGTCTCCGCCGAGACCAAGGAAAACGCCGACAAGGCACTCCTTCGCCTCAACCTGGTCGACGAACTGAAGTCGCGGCTCGATGACGTCGAACAGAACGTGACCCGACCCGGCGGCGCAGGCTTGGGCAACGAGACCAAGAGCTTCGGCGAGCAGGTTTCTGAAGCGAAGGGTTCCCAGATCGGCGAACGCGCGTTCGGACAGCAGGATCGTCTGCGCATCGAACTCAAGGCCATCACGACCGCGAACAACTCGGCCGGCGGCTTCATCAACTCGCAGCGCGAGACTGACGTCGTTGGCATCCCGCAGCGTCCCGACATCATCATGCGCGACCTGCTCACGGTGATGCCGATCACCACCGGATCGGTCGAGTATCCGAAGCAGTCGGTGCGGACCAATGCCGCTGCACCGGTCGCTGAAGGGACGGCCAAGCCGTACAGCAACTACGGCTGGACGAAGGCGACGGCGAACGTGAAGACGATCGCCCATCTCGCGAAGCTCACGCGTCAGGCGATGGACGACGCTCCCCGCCTTCAGGCCGAAGTCGACAGCGAGATGCGCTACGGCTTGGCGCTCGCAGAAGACGGCCAAATCCTGCTGGGCGATGGTACGGGCGAGAACCTGCTTGGGCTTTACCCCCAGGCAACGCTTTACGCCGCCCCGACCGGCATCTCGATCGCATCGCCGAACAAGATCGACAAGCTGCGCCTCGCGCTCTTGCAGGCTTCGCTCGGCCTGTACCCTGCCGACGCCATCGTCCTGCACGAAACGGACTGGGCCGACATCGAACTGACCAAGGACACCAACGGTCGGTACATCTTCGCCAACCCGCAGGGCGTTGTTGGTCCGGTTCTCTGGGGCAAGCGCGTTGCGCCAACGGTATCGATGGCGGTCGGCACCTTCCTGGTCGGCGCGTTCAAGGTCGCGGCCACGCTCTATGACCGGATGCAGCCTGAGGTGCTGATTTCGTCGGAAAACGCCGACGATTTCGAGAAGAACCTTCTGACCATGCGCTGCGAAGAGCGGCTCGGCCTCGCGGTGAAGCGCCCGGCCGCGCTGATCAAGGGGCCGTTCGCAAACGCATGATCCCTGCGCGGGCGGTACGCGCCGCCCGCGTCTCTTCGGATGGAGACCGACCATGAAGACATTCTATGCTCAGGAGCCGCATCTTGACGGCACCACGCTCTATCAGCCGGGCGACAAGCGAGAAGCCGACGAGAACGACGTGAAGCACCTCGTCGACCTCAAGGTGCTCGGCGACAAGCCGCCCGTGGTGGCCACCCAGGAAGACGACGGCAAGGCGACCGAAACCAAGCGCAAGGCCTCCTGATCGTGCGCGTCCTCGTCATCGAAGCTCCAGCCCCTGTCATCAGCCTCGAGCAGGCAAAGATGCATCTGAAGGTTGAGAATGACGTCGAGGACGCGCTGATCGCTGGGATGGTTGCTGCGGCGACGGGTAACATCTCCCGATTCATCGAGAAAGCAATTGGGCCCCAGACTTTGGAGGCTCGCTTCGACGTCTATGAGGCATGTGGGGATCTTCGCCTTCCATTCTCGCCAGTGATCAATCTCATTTCTATCGCGTGGCTAAGCGCAAGCCGTGAACTGGTGCTCGGGGAACTCGCCGACGTCGACATCACCGATCGTGACGTCTTTCCGGTTGGTACATCTCCATGGACCGGATGTTACGTTGGTCGCGACGCGCTGCGCATCACCTATCGCGCCGGTTACGACCCTGTGCCCGACGATATCCAGCACGCCATCCTGCTCATGACTGGCCACCTCTATCACAACCGGGGCGGCGTGACGGCCGAGCCCCCTGCGGCTATCGATGTACTCCTCCAACCGTACCGAGTGTACGCATGATCAACGCCGACAGCCTTGATCGTCGCGTAACTATTGAGCGCCCCGTCGCCGATCCTAGTTTCGATGGCGCCGGGTCCGGAGCGTGGGAGGTTGTCGCGACAGTCTGGGCCAGCGTGCAGGACGCGCTCCCCAGCCGCGCCGAGCGCCTCGCCGACGGCCTCAACATCGCATCCCGCCCCGCCCGCGTCCGCATGCGCTACCGGACGGACATTACACCAGCCATGCGCTTTGTGATCGGCGATCGCGTTATGCAGATTGTCGCCGGTCCGGCAGAGCTCGGCTTCCGCGAAGGTGTCGAGTTCATGGCCGAAGATTACAGCACCGCGGGCAACCCCGCGTAATGGCCACCTCCAAAGGCAGCGCCGACGTAAAGCGCTTCCTCTCGCAAATCCCGATCGACCTCGAAACCAAGATCCTGCGCGGCGCGGCGCGGGCGGCGGCAAACGTGGTCGCAGATGAGGCAAAACTCAGGTCAATCTCCAAAGAGGTCACCAACGCCATCAAGGTCCGCGGCAGCACCAAGGGCGGGCAGATCGTCGCCAAGGTCCAGGTTGTCGGCCCGGGCGCATATCTCGCGCCATGGCTGGAATACGGCACAGCGCCGCATCTGATCAGCGTCTCCGACAAGGCCCGCGAAGGCCGCAGCGTTGGCCGCATCAACCGGCTGGCGAAAGAAGGCTCGCTTCGGATCGGCGGGCAGTTCGTCGGGGAATCGGTGCAGCATCCAGGCGCGCGGCCGCATCCGTTCCTGCGCGTCTCGCTCGACACCAAGGAAGCCGAAGCGATTGCGGCGGCGCAGAGCTACATCAACGCGCGCATCTCGCGGGCGGGGATCACCGGATCGGCCGAGCCGGAAGGGAGCGACGCATGACCGGGGTCGACATCATCGGCGCGCTGCTCAGCGATAGCGACGAGATCGCCGCGCGCGTGACTGCGATCAAGGCGGGCTCGCTGCCGGACGGGATTGCCCTCCCCGCGTTGCTGGTGCGCTTGGTCAGTTCGGTCGAGCGGCAGCCATTGGTGCGCGGCGGTTCTATCCGCATGACCGATCGCGTCGCCGTCGCCGTCCGCGCGAACAGCTACCGCGAGCAGGTCGAGATCATCAAGCTCGTCCGCAACGTCTGTGCTGGCCAACTCGGCACGATCGCAGGAGCAACCGAGGTCGCCGTCAACAGCGCAGGCACCGGCCCCGACGTTGGTGGCCCGGCCAACAGCTTCGAGCAGACGCAGGATTTCAAAGTCGGCTTCAACGCCCTCACCTGACGGAGATTCCCATGAGCAAGACTGTTTCGGCGCTGGTCCTCAGCGCCTTCGAAGACGCGTCTACGGGAGATCGGTTTGCCGCGGGCGACACCGTGCCGCTCGATCGCGGCGTGTTCGACAATTTCGAGGCTGCCGGTCTGGTTCGTGAAGCCGACCCGACCGTCAAGATCGAGGGTCACACGATCAAGACCACCGGTTCGCTGAAGGTCGACGGCAACCTCACGGTTCCGGCCAAGCCCAGCCGCACCGCGAAGCGCCCCCGCGCCGCGAAGTAATTCCGTCCGCCCACCGGACCGAATCCTGCCGGACCCACCGGCAAGCCACCACTGAAAGGAAACACAATGGCCATTCAAGCATCGGCGGGCGCGGCGCTCGCCATCTCTGCCGCTTCCCCCGCAACTCAGGACGCAGCCGGTTACGCCGCCCTGACGTTCACCGAAATCGGCGGCATCGAGAAGCTCGGCACGATCGGCTCGCAGTATGCGAAGATCGAGTTCCAGCCGCTGAGGGGCGCGAAGCAGAAGCTCAAGGGCAGCCCCGATTACGGCTCGCTCCAGCCCTCGCTAGCGCACGATGACTCCGACGCCGGGCAGACCCTGCTCCGCACGTCAGCGAACGAAGAGACGAACAAGCTCTATTCGTTCATGGCGACCTACCAGAACGGGGCCAAGCGCTACTTTCAGGGCCGCACATTCGGCTACCCCGAGACGGTCGATGGTGCCGACACGATCCTGATGGCCGCGCCGACGGTCGAGATCTGCACGAAGATCGTCATCGTCGCAGGCACCTAATCCGAGATCAGCGCCCGCGACGCTGCCTTCCCCATGCGCTGGTCCGGCCCGTTATCGCGGGTTTCTGGTCGGATCAGCGCACCCGTTTCATCCCCCGCGAGGATACCACCACCATGAAGATCGCCACCCTTGCCGTTTCGCCGACCGCCTTCCTGCACCTGAAGGGGCCGGATCAGCAGTTCCTGTACGAGGACACGAAGCCCGTCGGCATCGACCTGTACGGCCCCGGCTCGCCCGAAGCTGCCGTGATCGAGACCGGGCAGTCGCAGCGCGCGCTGAAGCGCATGCAGGACAACGATAACAAGGTCGTATTGCCCCCGATCGAGACCCAGCGCGAGGAAACAACCGCCGATCTGGTCGCCTACACCGCGGGCGTGCGCAACATCGAGATCGACGGCCCCGACGGACAGCCGCTGATCGGCAAGGCGCTGTCGACCGCCCTCTATTCCGATCCCGCCCTCGGCTGGATCAAGACCCAAGTCATCCGCTTCGTCGCTGATTGGGGAAACTTCAAAGCAGGGTCGCCGACCAGCTGACCCTATTCGTCCGGCACATGGCCTGGCTCCACGCCGTGCCCAAGCCGGACGAAGGCACCAAGCGCGCGAAGAT